AAATACCCTCCTACATTCAAGGCTAAGATGCCGTATAATAATCGCGAAGATAAATATGAATTTGATTCATATAATATGGATGGCGACGAGATTGATATGGCTACAATTATTAAGAATCTTAAAGGTGCTAAAACTCAGCTTGTAGTTCAGCTTACAGGTATTTGGATTATTGGTTCCAAATTTGGTTGTAGCTGGAAGGTAGTTATTGGAAAGTTTCAGCTTTCATCAGCAAGTAAAGTAGCATTTATTGAAGATAGTGATACTGAAAAAGTCAAAGACGAATCAGATGAAGAAGATGACGATATTTCGGTTGATAATGAAGTAGTTAAAAATCTTAAAACAGACGATGTTCCAGAAGAAGAAGAAGATGAAAAGGAAGACGAAGAGGAGGAAGAAGAAATTGAAGAAGAGGAAGAACCTTCTCCACCACCTTCTCCTCCCAAACAAGTAGCGCCTATTAAAAAGGCAGTAAAAAAAGCTAAATAAACAATTATAATCTTTACAATTCTTAATCTAAAAAAAACAAAAAAAAATATTTTTTATTTTTACAATATAAAAGTAATTAATGATACAATTATACCCATTATTAAAATGCCCAATGGCATTGGTTCACCGTACTCATTTGTAATTTCTATATTATTTGTAAAAACTTTTATAATCATATCTAAAATTTTATAAGCAACTTGATGAGAAAATAATACAAATAATATAAAAACATAAACAGATGTTTTGAATTTACCAGTATAAGTATCTATAGCATTATCATAAATAGCTTTATTATATATATTGGGTTTTTGTTGATAAGGATAAAAATTATTTGCATTATCAACAGTATTTATATTGAATCCATTAAATCCTTTATTATTCATTTATACACTAATATAATAAAATAGTAAAAAATTATTAATATCAAAAATACTATTATTAGATGTTTCAATATCTATTATCCATTCAGGTAAATTAATATAAAAATCATTTGAAATTATTGATAATGCTTTAATAAAACTACAACATAACCTATAATTATCGTTATAATTATTAAATAATCTTATAGATTCTTTACAGAAATAAAATACTAGCGAATCATTACCTTTATTTTTAAATGTAAAATAATTTTTATTATTTATATTCTTTGTAAGAAAAGAGTATAATTTAATAATACATATTAATTCTTTATTTTTTAATTTTAAAAACCATTCAGGGCTATTATAAAAACCAGCTTTTTCTATTATATATGATAAATCAGTATATGCATGTAAATCAGATAACCATCTACACTCATCAATATCTTTCTTAATTAAATTATTTTTCTTTATAAATAAATTTAAATTATATTCTAAATTTTTATCTAAAAGTTTTCTTGTATAAGGATTATAAGATTCTACACCTTCTTTATTATTTTTTTCAATAAAATATAATAATTCTATGGCATCAAAACCATATATATTATTATTTTCTTTATAACTAAAAATATTATTATAAGATAATTCATCTAATAAAATATATGTAAAAGGGTCTTCTTTATTTGTAAAATTTGAAATTTGTTTTATTCTAAATTTTTTTTGAATAAATATAACATTACTAATATTGTTATTCTCTATATTCAAAGTATTTTTAAAAAGTTCTATAATATTTTTAATTAATATTTTTTTTCTTTTAATTTTATTAAATTCATATTTATCAAATATTTTAATAATATTATTTTTAGATAATTTTAATAATATATTATTAAAATCATGTTCTTTAATTTTTTTAAATATTATATAATAATCGTGTAAATCTAAAGTTTTTTTATATTTTACAACATCATATAAGTTATCATATAATATTTTAATATCATCTTCTATATCAGAATGTTTAATACAAAAATTATCAATAATATTTTTTTTACAATTACAAATTTTTAAATTACTTTTATTTCTATATTTACAATATTGTAAAGATGTCATTATGTTATATTTATAATATAGCTATATATTTATACTCTTATAGATATATAGAATAAAACGTGAATAAAATTAATATGTCTTTATTAATAAAAAAACAACCAATTAAACATATTAAATCTCTTTATAAAAAAGTTAAAAGGTTAAAAATAAAAAATATACCTAGAATAATTCAGAGAACAACAATACCGTTTATAAAAAAATCATCGGCTCATATTAAAAGTCGGTATGACTTATATAAATATTTTAATAAATATTTAAAAAAAGAACCAAAAAAACAATGTCTAAAAATATTAGATAATAATAAATTTTCTATATGTAATAATAAAATTATTTTAGAAAAACGCATTGGTTCTAAAAGCAAATATGGTGCTGTTTATTTATCAAAAACAAATGATATTAAATCTGTAAAAACTGCTATTAAAGTAATGGTTATTAGTAAAGATAATGAAAATGAATTAAATATACTTAAAAAATGTACTAAAATCTTTTCTAATAAAGAAACATCCCATTTTCCTATAATATATAATAGTTTTTATTGTAATATACCTAATAATAATATACTTATACCGCAAAATATTAATAATAAAAACTATTTTATATATTTAAATGAATTAGCCAGTGGCGATTTAAGAAAGTTCACAATGGAAAATAAAAATTATAAAAATGATAAATTATTTATAAATACTATGATACAAGTTTTTTTAGCAATATTAACATTTCATAAAAAAATAAAATATTGTCATAATGACTGTCATGATGGTAATTTTCTTTATCATAAAATAAAACCAGGTGGTTATATTAAATATAAAATTAAAAATGAATATTATTACCTAGAAAATATGGGATATTTATGGGTAATATGGGATTTCGGTTTAGCAGACAATAAATATTTTAATCATTTTAATTATAATGATTATAGTAAAATAATGTATGCTTTTTTAAATCGTTCCGATGGAGGATGGATAGAAAATAATTATAAGACAACTAATAACTTTAAACAACTAGCTAGAATAATGAAGATTAATATTGATTATTTTAATTTTAATACTATAAATCAAGATGAGAAAATACTTAAATTATTAATGACAAATACAAAGGGTTTATTAAAATTAAAAGATTTACCATCAGATTTTACAGTTTATAACAAAAAAGCGTATATTTTACTATAATTTAGTTATTTAATTTTTTTAATAAATTATTAACTTCTTCTATAAATATTGTTATGTATTTTTTATCTAATTTTTTAATATCTTTTTTAAATAATATTTCTACTTCTAATTCATATGTTATATTACCATTATTAATATTTTTAATATTTTTTGATGTTTTTACAAGAGTTAATTCTGTACTAATCTTAATAATATTATCTTCAAATAATAATAATGATTGTCTATCTTTTAATCTAAATGAAATTTTATTAGTATTTAATTTTTGTAATTCTTCTAATTTTTTATCGTCTACTTGATTTTCTTCTGATAATCTAAATCTTATATCATTATCAGTATCATCGATAACCTTTTTTCTTATTTTATCTATTATTGATATATTATCCTGTTTAATATAACTTAATAATGTAGAAAAAACATTATTATTTTTAATATTAGAAATATTAGAAAGTATTTTATTAATAGTATCTGATCCATTTATTGTTATACGATATGACGCATTTTTTTTATAACCATAAGCTATATCTAATAATAATTCATCACTTATTTTATTTTTTCTTTTCTTTAAAAATTCAGATATATTATTAAATATTTCTAAAGATGGTATTTTAATTGATATTTCTGCTTCATTTGTTATTTTTAGATTTTTTAATATTTTTTTAATTTTATTTGAAAAAATTCTTAAATCATCTTCTTTTATGAAAGAATCTATCTTAGGAATATTAATAACTTTTTTAATAGATTTATTTTTACTAACAGGTAATAATACACCTGTGTTAATATAACTAAAATAATCATATAATTTATTATCAATTACAGCATATTTTTTTCTATCTTTGCTTACTACAATTCCTTTGTTTGATCGCAATTTTTGTAATTTCTGATGTTTTTGTATTTTATCATCTTGTTTAATATCTGCTGTATAAGATAGTGCATTATTATTTACATTAATAGGCCAATTATAACATTTGTAACCATTTTCAAGTGGTTTATTCTGTATAGCATTTATTATACAATCCATTGATGCTGATTTTAATAAATTCATAAAAATATTAATAAGAGATTCTTTATTATTTGCTAATTCTAGTATATGTTCATCTGTTGTTAATTCATTATCTTTTTTTCTTAATGTTGGATTATTATCTAATTGTTTCTTATTTAATTTCATAATATATATAAATATACCTACATTTTGATCTTCTTTGGGAAGTTTCTGATGAGAACAAGTACGCACAGCGCGACCAATAACTTGATTTATTCTAACAGCATTCCAAAAATATTCCATTATTAAAACTCTGCGAACATTTTTCAAAGATATTCCTTCTGCGCCTGATTGTGTAATCATCATTAATTTTACTAATTTTCCATATAACTGATCTTTATCTTTAGGAAGCTGTTCTTGTATTATATCTGGTAATAATGAAAAATCTCCATTAAATATATTCATTAATATATTTGTTTTAACTCTATCAGAATTAAAAACAACATATCTTTTATTATCATATTTTTTATCAAATACTTCTAAATCTTCTATTACATATCCAACACCTTCTTCTTTTGTAATTACAATTTCAGCATACCCTGCTTTTTTTAATACTTCTGAAAATATACCAAGACCTTCTATAACTCTAAACTGAGAATATATAAGAGCACTTCCTGGACATGTTTCTATATCTTCAAGCATTTGAGCATATTTAGGACTATATAACTTCTTAAGATTATCGCGATCTAAATAATTTCCATCAACTAATTCTTCTAATAGTTCATTTAAATGATTTGTATAATCATTATGAGTCTTTTTATTTATTTTATCAGATAATTCTTTTTTATCAACTTCTTTATCTTCTAAAAGATCATCATTATTTACTCCTAATTCAATATTAATAACTTTGCGAATATCTGCAGGATATACTCTTTCTATATTTTCAGGAAAAGCAAAATTACAAACCATTCTACTAAAAGCTCTATATACAGAGCTTTTATCATCACCGCCTTTTGCTCCTCTGTTAAATTTCTTTTTAACTTCATCCATTCTCATTTCTTTATTACGAACTTGAATATATTTACTTAATTGATGATTTGTCATATCTAAATGTCTTACTACTCTGGGTAAAACATCTGGAAATAATTCTGTCCCGCTTGTTCTATAAAAACTTAATGTTCCTAAAATACGTCTTTTAAATAAATCAATATTTTTAGCTATTAATTTATCCTTATCAGTATCATCTATAAAATATTTATCAAATTCTTCTCTACTATTAGGTAAAGCATAATAAGATTTTGATGATTTTTTTATAGTATTCCCAATACCTTTTATTTTTTTAAAAGAAGCAGTTATTTTATCTATTAATACACTTTCTGTCATACCCCATTTATTTTTATGTATATGAACATCATTTGATGTTTTATTTTTCTTAAATCCATCGGGTAATAACATAAGAAATATTTTATTTTCTAAATAATATACTTCATCTACCATATCATATAAATCGCTATTTATTAAATTTTGTATTATTTCTGTATTACTTAAAATTACACCTTTTTTAACAGAAATACTAAAATCATATATTTTCATAGGACCTCTTATTAAATTAATTAAAGAAGCTATTTCATAAGGATTATTAATAATAGGAGTTCCTGATAATAAAACCATTTTAATATTTTTAGAAGTCATTAAAAGATCATAAATAGCCCTTGCTAATTTTGAACCATTTACAACCCTACTTATAAAATTATGTACCTCATCAATAACTATAAATGAATCATTAAAACTATCTTTACCTAATTCATCGATTTTCTTTTGTGTTAAACCATTATAATTAATAAAAGAATATCTATTTCTTATGATATGACTAATAGTTTCATCTATTGATGTTTTATCTTCAGAAATCATAGAAGAATATTTTATATTATTTTTAACTGTTATAGAATCTTCTATATCATTTTTATATAATGGTATCCATACTAAACCAACACCTTTATTAAATTTAATAAATTTAGATTTTATACCATATTCATTTAATTTTTTTATAGCATTTGTATTAGTTTTACTAATACTTAAAAGAGTCCATGATTTTTTTAAATCAAGTCCAAGTTTAGAAACATTAATTAATTCATTCTCATAATTTTGAGATAATGATGCAGGAGTAATTATAAAAACCTTTTTCTTATTAATATATCCTTCTGCTGTTGCTATAGATGCTGCTGTTTTACCAGAACCAAGTTCGTGATATAAAAGAATACCTCTATAAGGACTATCAAACTGCATATAATCTCTTATAATTCTTTGTTGAGGAAACAGACTTATTGCTTTACTATCTATTTCACAGCTTTCACTAGTACATTTACATACTGCTGATTCTTGTTTAAATGGATATTTTGAAGGATTAAATGTTTCATATACCTCTTTATTGTATCCAATCCTATTTGGTAAAATCCAATTTTTTGGTTTAACTTCAAGATTCATCAATTCTAATTACTTGATAGATAATAATTATAATACTATTTTTAATTTTTCATAATCTTTTATAATTTGATATTTATTTATTATATTAGAATTATATATTATAACTGAAAATAATAAATCTTTTACAATATTATCATCATAGCATTTAATAATATCATAACAATAATTAAAAATTTCTTTTTCATTTAAATCTATTATATATAATAGATTTTTTGAATCTAATGAATCTAATTTTGATAATTCTTCTAAATTTTTTTTTAAAACATAATTTTTATTTTCAAATAACTCTTTACGGCATTCTATATACTTAATAATATCACTATCATATATTTTTGAATTATTTGAAACCAATACACCATTTTCATCTTCTGTCTCTTTTAAAATATCTTTGTATAATTTATCTGAATATTTTTTATTATATGTATATTTGTAATAAGTATTTTTAATATTTTTAATATCTAATAATATATTTATTCTTAATTCTTTATCGTTTTTATCACTTATTCCATAAGAACTATATTCTAAATCGGGTTTTATTGTATTAATTACTGTTTTTTTACTAAACATATTATAAACTTTATTAAATAAACTATAAAGCATTTTATAATATTATTATAAAATATTTAAGTATAATAATAAATGGGGTTATTTATTTTATATTTATTGATATTTATTATATATATGAATTATATTTTACATAAATATGCTATTATTATAGAAATTATTAAGATACGACGTCTTCAAGTATAGGATAAAGTTTTTTAGAATTACATATATTGTCATCTGAATTATCACAAAATTTTAAAAGATTTTCTTCTAATTCTATATCTCTTGATGATTTACTAAATATCATAAAATTACATTCATATAATGATATACATATTTCAATAATATAATTAAAATAATTTAATACATCTTTCATAATAAAATATAAAAACTGAAATATATATTATAATAATTACAATATTATATTTCATAATGTGTGATATTAAAAATCTACACGATATTCAAGATATTGAAGATATTAAAAGAGCTTATTATCCTGATAAATATTCAAAAGAACAATGGGAAATTATAATTAATGAATTTAATGATAATAAGCATCTTTTGACAGATAAGACAGAATTAAATAATTTTAAAAAACGCATTCAACATAAGTACAAAATAGTTATTACAAATAGTAATCTTATTAAAGTCTATAATTATCTTAAATTAGATGATAATATACTCAAAGGTGTTATTACAAAAAAGAAAGGTAAATCTAATTCAGGTGTTCTTGTAGTAACGGTTCTTACTTCAGCGCATCCTTGGTATTATGATGAAGAAGGTGAAAAAAAAATAGCTAAATTTTCTTGTAAACACGATTGTGCTTATTGTCCTAATGAACCAGCGCACGAAGGTAATAATATGGTTCCTCAACCACGTAGCTATTTATTTAGTGAACCAGCTGTTCTTAGAGCAAACGATAACGATTTTGACGCTATTAAACAAATGAATGCTCGTATTTCAACGCTAGTAGATATTGGACATATTGCAGATAAGTTGGAAATTATTGTTCTAGGAGGAACATGGAGTGAATATCCTAGACATTATCAAGATAGATTTATTACAGAGCTTTATTATAGCGCCAATGTATATTTTGATAAAGAAAAAAGAGATATGAAAACCCTTGAAGAAGAGATCAATATTAATGAAACAGCTAAAATACATATTATTGGATTAACATTAGAAACGCGACCAGATACTATTACATTAGATGAAATTAAGAATTTTAGGAGATATAATTGTACTAGAATTCAACTTGGTGTTCAACATACTTCAAATTCTGTTCTAAAACGCATTAACAGAGGTCATGATATTGAATGTGTATATGAAGCTATTAAACTACTTAAAAATAATTGCTATAAGGTTGATATTCATATAATGCCTAATTTACCTGGTTCATCTTATGAAATTGATTGTAAAATGATGGATGAAGTATTATATGATGAACGTATCCAAGTAGATCAATATAAAATTTATCCAACTGCTATTGTTCCATGGACAAAAATTAAAAAATGGTTTGAAAGTGGTGAATATGTTCCTTATCCTGATACAGAGTTATACGCACTTATTAAAAATTTTAAAATAAAGGTACAGAAATATAAAAGACTTAATCGTATAATTAGAGATATTCCTAGCAATTATATTAGCGGTGGCTACTCTGATAAATGCGTTAATATGAGACAATTATTTCAAAATGATATTAAAAAGAATGGATGGAAATGTAAATGTATTAGATGTAGAGAGGTTGGTAACAATATGGTAATGCCAGAAAATATTGAGATGAATATTGAAAAATATAGATCATCTGATGGCGATGAATATCATATCAGTTTTGATAGTACTTGTGAAAAAAATTATTTAATCGGATTCTTAAGACTTAGAATTAATAAAAATCAAGAAAATATATTACCTATCCTTAAAGATGCTGCTCTTATTAGAGAACTTCATGTATATGCCAATCTTAATAATGTAGGTAATAATATTGAGAATTCAATGCAACATAAAGGATATGGAAAGAGATTAATTGAAAAAGCCGAGGAAATTAGTTTAAATGAAGGATTTAAAAAAATGGCGATTATTAGCGGAACAGGTGTTCGTAACTATTATAAGAAATTTGGCTATGAACTTAAAGATACTTATATGATTAAAAATATTGAAAAAAGAAGCTGTAATGTTATGTAAAATGGTATGATTTTAATTT